AATAAGCATACATCGAAAAAAAGAAACTAACACATTATATACGGTAAATGCATTGAATGAAGTTATAAAGAGCGTGAATAACGGTGTTTTAGATAAAACATATCAATTGGATTGGATGAAGTATCGCAATTCATTTATACTTACAGATGATGCAGGATACCGTGTTATTAACTTGATTTTCTTTAAAAAGATTTCTTGGTAAGTTCATATATATAAAAGTATAAAGGATTACGAAATGATTAAATTAAAACATATCCTAGCAGAAAATATGCGTCGGTTTGGTACTAAAAATTTACATGAAGCTGGCAATGATGAAGATGCAAATAAAAAACTAGCAGATTTTTTAAAATCAGAATATTATGATGGAGCTCCTGATACAAATAAAGTTAGTGCACTTTCAATAGCAAATAATTATTACATGGATTTTGAAGGTCGACTTAATCCAAGATTTATTCAGCATATTTTTAAAACATACTTGAATATTGATTTATCTCATCGCCCGGCATAACAAAATAAAAAACTTAACTAATTACTTTGATTTAACGTTTTAATTACTTATAATGTAATTATATTTTTAATATTTTATTAACCAATTAAAAGGAGTTAACTAATGGCTTTAAATTTAGATGCTATTAAAGCAAAACTGAATCAGTTGAATAAGGCTGATGACAAAAAACAAAATTTGTGGAAACCTGAAGCAGGTAAGACACGTATCCGCATTGTACCGTATGTACATCGCAAAGAAAATCCATTCTTAGAATTGTATTTCCATTACGACATTGGTAAGCGTTCAATGCTTTCACCAGTATCATTTGGCAATGCTGATCCAATCGTAGAGTTTTCAGACAAACTAAAGAAAACTGGAGATAAAGATGAGTGGATCATGGGCCGTAAAATTGAGCCTAAAATGAGAACATATGTTCCTGTTATTGTTCGAGGCAAAGAGTCTGAAGGAGTTAAATTCTGGGGTTTTGGTAAAACAATTTACACAGAACTTCTTTCTATTATCTCAGATCCAGATTATGGTGATATCACAGATTTAATGAACGGTCGTGATATTGATGTAGAATTCACACCAGCAGAAGGCGGAGCATTCCCTAAAACATCCATTCGAGTAAAACCAAACACTCAACCAGCTACTGATGATAAAGCAGTTGCCGAGAAGATTATGAATCAGCCACAAATTACTGATATCTTTCCTGAGCCAACTTATGAAGAATTAGAAGCGGCATTAACTGAATGGATGAATCCAGAAAATGCAGATTCAGATGTAGAAGAAACAGAAGAGCAAGCACCAGCAGCAGCACCAAAGTCCACAGCCCCGGCAGCTAACAAAGTAGATGATGTTGCATCTGCATTCAATGATCTTTTCAATTAAGGAGTTATAAATGGCAAAGAGTAAAAGCAAACTAGAACTGGAAGATTCGTTAGCAAGTACATTAGCGGATAGCATCAACAAGCAATTTAAAGGACAAGCTCTTAAGACAGCTTTCTTTTTAGAAGGAGATGCAGATTCCCCAAGCAATGTAACAGAATGGATTTCATCTGGTTGCGATATGCTCGATTTGGCAATTTCAAACCGACCGAACGGAGGATTCCCAGTAGGTCGGATTACTGAAGTTACCGGATTAGAAGCATCTGGTAAATCATTGCTTGTATCTCATGTAGCGGCTGAAACTCAGAAGAAAGGCGGATTGGCAGTTTATATTGATACTGAAGCAGCATCTAGTGCTGAATTTATGTCAGCAATTGGAATTGATTTGAAATCAATGCTTTATGTACCATTAGAAACAGTTGAAGAAATATTTGAAACCATTGAAACAATTGTAGAACAAGTACGTAAATCAGATAAAGATCGTTTAGTTACAATTATTGTGGATTCTATTATGGGCGCATCCACTAAAATTGAAATGGCAGCTGAGTATGATAAGGATGGATATGCAACTAGCAAATCTATCATCTTATCCAAAGCAATGCGTAAAGTAACCAATTGGATTGCCCGAGAACGTATTTGTTTGATTATGACTAATCAGCTTCGAACTAAACTAGGAGTTTCATTTGGGGATTCTTGGACTACATCTGGAGGTAAAGCAATTCCATTTCATGCTTCGGTACGACTTCGTTTGAAAAACACCGGGATGATCAAAGCTAAAATTGATGGCGTAGATCAAGTAGTTGGTAGCAAGACAGAAGTTCAAGTTGTGAAGAATCGAATGGGTCCGCCGCATCGAAAAATCAATTACGATATCTATTATGATTCAGGTATTGATAACTATGGTGGTTGGCTTGAAACTATGAAAAAATATAGTTTAGTTAAACAAGCAGGAGCACATTATACATTGGATGATGTTGATATCGAAACTGGTGAAACATACGGTGAGATTAAGTTTCAATCTAAAAACTTTTTTGATAAAGTAATTAATCAAACAGAAATAAAAAATCGACTATATCACAGAATCTGTGATGCATACATTTTCAAATACCAAGCTGGTATTGATGGTGGCATCGATGACGTAATAGTAGATGAAACAGTTATAGACGAAGAAGGCTAACAAGTTATGAACTACCAACGAATACATGATGCTATAATTAATAGAGCTCGCAATAGAACATTGCAAGGTTATTATGAAAAGCATCATGTTATTCCGAGGTGTATGGGTGGCAATGATGATTTAGAAAATTTAGTTGAATTAACCGCCCGCGAACATTTTATCGTACATAAGTTACTTTGTAAAATTTATCCAAATGAACATAAGTTAGTTTATGCGTATTGGATGATGTCTAGAAATGTTTCAAATTCTAAGTATAACCGAAATTATAAAGTATCTTCTCGCGATTATGAATACGCACGACAATTATTTTCAGAAGTTTCTAGTAAATATCAATTGGGTAAAACTTTAACGGAAGATCATAAAAAAGCATTAAGTATTGCTGCTAAAACTAGAAAAACTAGAACTCCAATTAAACATTCTGAAGAAACGAAACAAAAATTAAGTTCTTTGTGGAAAGGAACTAAACGGTCATTAGAAGATAGACAAAAAATATCCGAAGGTCAACGAGGTAAAAAAAGAAAAATAGTTACATGTCCACATTGCGGCAAATCCGGTGGAAACAGCGGTATGACTCATTGGCATTTTAATAACTGTAAATTTAAAAAATTAAAGTATGAATAAATATCAACAATTATTCAAACAGTTACAACAAGAAAAAAATAATGATCCGTCAGAAGTTAACGATCACATCATGATTTTTGATGGATTAAACGCATTCATCAGAGCTTTTGGAGCAACTCCATCCACAAATGAAGATGGCGATCATATCGGAGGTATTACAGGATTTTTATTTTCTATAGGAAAAGCTATACGAGATTTTCGTCCTAGTAGATGTGTTATTGTGTTTGATGGTAGAGGAGGCTCTGCCCGACGCAGAAAAATATATGGTGATTATAAAGGCAACCGAGCCAATAAAACCAGATTGCGTCGGCACGATCATCAGCAATTTGCTACTATTGAAGATGAACAAGAAGCAATGCGACATCAGTTTAGCAGATTAGTTTCTTATTTGGATAATTTGCCGGTAACTTTCATAGCAATCGATGGAATCGAGGCAGACGATACTATTGCATACATTGCAGATATGTACAAAGACATTGCCAAGAAAATTACCATTGTTTCTACGGATCGTGATTTTTATCAACTCATAAGTCCTACACTGCAGGTTTGGTCTCCAATCAAAAAGAAAATGTATGACGAAGCTGCATTGTTAGAAGAGTTCGGAGTTCATCCAAATAACTATGTAGTGTATCGCACATTCACAGGCGATACCTCAGACAATATTCCTGGGGTAGCTGGTATTGGACCTAAGACAATTATTAAATCGTTGCCCGAGCTTGCAGATTCCACTGAATTCACATTAGATGATTTATTTGAAAAGTGTAAAAACAAATTGAATGAGTCTAAGACATATGAAAAAATGTTATCCAATGAATCTACAATCGAAAAAAATTATAGATTGATGAATATTAAATTGTTAGATATTCCAGCTCGGAGTGCAACGGTTATTCGAGGTATTATGCAACAACCAATTGCTACAATGAATAAAATGGAATTTCAACGATTATTCATGGAAGACAAAATGTGGACCACAATGAAGAATCTTCCAGATTGGTTGAACAATACCTGGCTTTCTTTAAATGCATTTGCAATGCAAACTCATAAAAAATAATTTGGTTATTCGGATGCATTTTAATATTATTAATACATGACAGATAAATTAAGCGAATATGGCTGGGGGTTCCAAGTAAAAGTACTCGCTGCTATGTTTACGGATAGAATATTTTTACAACAAATAGCAGATATTATACGACCAGAATATTTTGAATCTGATGCAAATAACTGGTTATTAGAAATAGTATCAGATCATTTCCAGCAATACAAAACACCAC